CGCCTTGACGATTTTTGGAGCCTTCTCCTGCACAACCTTCCGAACCTCGGGAGCCTTTGTCTGCATCCCCTGGAGGGTCATAAGGTCGTGCATAGCGCGCACAAGCCGGTGGTCGAATGACACTTTGTTCAGCGTCTGTTCGTCGAGCCCGTACTTGTCGATCATGAATTGCGTCATGCGCCCGCCGAGTTCGTCGCGCTTGGCCTCGTCCTTCCATTCAGGGATGTAACGGCCCAAGCGCTCGTTCTCGCGCTGCATGCGCAACGCATCCTGGTGCGCCTGCACACGCTGGTGCTCGCCCATCGCCGCCTGCGCAGTCTTTTGCGCGCGATCAAGGAGCGCCATCTGCTGCTCGTATTGCTGAAGGAGGTACTGGTAGACCTCCGGATCTTCCGTGATCAGATGTCGCGGCGGTTCTTCAGGCATGGGAATCGACTGAATCGCCATCTGCGCCTGTTGATAAACCGCGTCATAGACGCGCGCCATCTGCGCAAGGCCATCGTCGACCTTTGCCTGATAGTCCGCCTCGGCCCTGTTCACGGCCGTCGCGATGTCGCCCTGAAGCGCTCGCATTTGTTTGATGGCTTCCACGGCCTCAGACAGCGGAACTTTTTCCGCCTCATCGCCCTCGCCTGGGATTTCGATGTAGTCCGCCGCTTCCGCCGCATCCGGCGCCTGGTCGGCTTTCTTATCGGTCGCATCGGCCTGTTTAGCGCCCTGTTCGGACTCCTCCAGATCGGTGCTTGTCTCTCTCTCGATGGGGTCACGATGGGTCTGGTTCTCACGTTTAGGAGGAGCCGGCGCCTCATCGCCCCAAGCCGTAGGGCCAAGGGACAAGATCTTCTGCGTCGCCGCCATTACAGAGGCGTCTTCGCCGCTCAATTCCGTCATGAAATCCTCACGCTATGGCCGGCATTGCCCGGCCCTCAAGAAGGTCAAGCTGCTTGAGCAGCCCGTCCCGCGTCGACCCGCGCTGCTCAATCAGGGTTCGCACCTGCCTCGCAACGCCAATTGCCTGCGACAGCCGCCAGCGCGCCTCATCGTCGTCAGGTCCAAGCGCAAGCAGACGCCCAAGCATCTCTTGCTCCACGCTTTCAAAAATCTCATGCCAGATCGGCTCATCCGACAGTTTGAGCGCCGTTTCCGCGCGCTCCAGAGCCGTCCGAAGACGGTCGATCCGATCACTCATCCAACGCGCCGCCCGGACGATTGGCTGGCAGGGCCGCATCATCGTCATCGCTCAGCGACGCCTGAGTCTTGCCGACGCGCCCATCGCTCGCGATCTGTTCGCGGCGCAATTGCGCCTCTAACGTCATTTTCTCGCGCGCCAACGTCATTTCGCCCTCAAACTTGGCATAGGCCAACTCAAGCTCGGCCGCGGCCTTCTCTCGCGCAAGCTGCGCGTCAAGTTCGGCCTTCTGCCGCGCGAGAGCGGCGTCCAGTTCGGCCCTTTGCCGTTGCACCTGGACCGCGGCGCCGTCCTTCTGCTGCTGCATCTGGACCGCCGCCGCCGCCTTCTGTTGCTCAAGGCCATAGCGGAGCTCTTCCATTTGCGCGTCAGCCTGCATTTGCGCCTGCTTGGCCTGAATATCAGCCTGCGCTTTTTGCATGGCGACCTGCGCCGCAGGATCTGGTTTCGGCTCTGGCGACCACGGTTTCGTCGCCGGCCGCCCCGTCTGCGGGTCAACCTGCGGCTGACCGTCCGGACCCTGCACAGGCCGCTCTGGCGGCTCAGACGCGAATGGCTCAGCGCTGCGGTAGCCCAACGCCCGGCACATTTCCTCAAACCACCTATACCGATGCTGCGACGTGATCACCGGATTGTCCGGCCCGACCTGCGCGACCCATTGTTCCATGGACTGGCCGATCATCTGCAGGCCCATAATGGTCTGCTCACGATTGCCGGTCCCAAGGCCCGTGTGAATGTGAACGCGCGAATTGCCGTTCCAGCAGCGCGGATCGAATGTCGCGAACCGACCCGCGACTTTGATCTGGCGCGGCTGACTTTGGTGACGGCAGACAAGCCGGTACAGCTTGCCGAAGAACCGCTCAAGCCCGGCGCCCATGTTGCGGCTGACGACCTCCTTGCGCGCCGCGCCGGCCGTCTGCAGCAATTCGACAGCGCGGCCCGAGTGCGCGCCCTTCAGCAGCGCGTCCGGATCGACGCCCTGCGTCTGGCGCGTCGCGCCGGTGCGATTCTCAAGGGTCGCCGTGAGTTGGTTCAGCGCATTCCACGCGACCGTGCTTGTATCGACGCCGCCTGACAGTTGCAGGATCGCGTCGCCGGGCGAACCCTGAACCGGGATCTTCGCGCCGGCATAGGTCGCGACCAACGCGTCGGCATCGACCTTTTCGACGTTGTACGCCTCGCGATTGACGACGCTTTGATATGTCGCATCCAGCGCCGCGCGCGTCAGAACCGTCGACCGGCGCTGCAGATCCGCGGTGATGTCGTAGTAGCTCAGACCATAGAAGCGATGCGGGATGCGGATCGGCGCCCAGGAGCCGAACGGGTTTTCGTTAACCTCGCTCTCCTCCAGCAACAGATCGCCCAGCCGATACGAGCGAATAAGTTCGGGATAGCCGTCGCCGTTTAGGTCAACGCGCAAATACTCCTCAAGCACCTGCATTTCCTGCGCGGCGTTGTTTCCGGTCGCCATCCAGTCGTCGCTGTTGTCGTTGAACCTGATCATGCGGACGTCGGACCCGCGCCGCACATTCTGCGGACCACTCACGGCCGCGCCGCTGTACTCGCGCACCTTGTCAGCCCTGTCTGGCCACATTGCCGCAACCTCGCCGCGCAACATGCGCAGGACGCGGCCGACATATCGCGCGTTGTCCAGATCGACCGCGCGGCCATTCACACGCATGTCTTCCGGCGCGACGTTGACGATCTCGACCCGCCCCTGCGACTTGACCTTGCGCACCACCAGACTGATGCCGCCTGCGTCGCTCTCCTGGTCAAAATCCTGCGCAACGATCTCGACGTCCGGATCATTCATCAGGCTTTGCACCTGCATGATGTTCAAACCCGTCACCATTTCCGGCGCGTTGTATTCCTTTTCGCGCCAGTAGCACGCAAGGAAGCCGCGCCGGTGCAGCAAGCCGTCGAAGGCGAAATCGTGCAGGATCTCGTAACCGACGTTGTCGGTGTAGAAGATCCAATTCAGGTAATCCGCCGCATCCTTGCCGTGCCGCGCGTCGCCCTGGTTTGTCTCCTCAAGATACAGGACGTTCTGACCGCTCGCGAACACGCGCATCAGATCGGGAATTGTCCACTGAATCGTCTCGAACACTTCACGCGTGACGACTTGCGAGCGCCCGTCCTCCTCATCGCCGTATTTCTCGCCGTAGAACGCCTTCAGCGCGTCAATCTGCTGCTGCTGCAACTCACTCTGGCGATAGCCGAGGCTGTCGTTCTCTTCGCCCTTCAGGAGACGCAGAAGCTCCGCTTCGCGGTCCTCCTGCGTTTGCAGCGGCGGGCTATAGGTCGCTGAATCAGGCATACTTGATCGGCGTGCATTCGGCCGTGATTGTGAACGTCTCGGCGCTAGCTGGCACATACGCCGCCTGCGCGCGAAGCAGACCGTAAAATGGCAGCGTGAAGTGCTGTTCAAGCCACCCGTTCACGAAGGTCGCGGCGCTGTCCATTGGGTAGAAATATTGCACGGCCCCGCCGCCCGTTATCAGCGCGGCCGTGGACCCAAACACGCCACCGAAATTGTTCATGCCGTTCGCGGCCGTGACCGCGAAGGCGCCGTTATCGCCGTTTGTCACGACCGGCGACGCGCCGCCGAACAGGAAAAGATGGAAATTCTTGTTCGCCGTGATGTCGTTACTAGAGCGCATGATGAAGCGCGAAATTTTCACCGGCTGCGCATAACCGTCCTGCGTGAACGCGAACGGCGTGACGCTGCCCGCGGTCGTGCTGTTGGCGACCAGATCGCCGGACGCATACGTCGTCGTATCGGCCGGTCGCGTGATAGTGGATCTGACGAGAAACATGGAGCGTTCCTAAGCAATGGTTCCGAAACGGGCTCGAGGAGCCGCGCGTATCTCGGGTGACGGTTCGCGGTAGTCGATCGCCATGAGCCCGGCCGCATCCGCCGCGTGGCTTGACCAGTCATGCTCCGGCCCAAGGCCGACGTTGCGTTCGTCATTACGGCGCTCATGGTAATGGCCCAGCGCGCGCACGCCTGGTCGCGTCGAATCCTCATTGAACCAAATGCGCGGGAACAGCCGGCGCAGCGCATCGATCCGCTGCATCGCCGCGCCTGGTCCTTGATTGCGCACGACGCGCGCCTGAAAGCCCGCGTTCCGCGCCTGACTCTCGTAGGACATGGCGAGCGGATTGTCGGGGTGGATGGCCGCGCCATCGTGCGGCAATACGCACAAGCAGCCCTCGTACTCGTTGGCGCGCAGCCAGTTGAAGTAATAGCCCGGCGTTTGTCCAGACCCCTCGCAATAGTCGAGCACAACGATGCGGTCGGCGACGAACTGACAGATCCAGATCGCAGTCGCATCGTTGCGGCCCAAATCCCAATAGGCGCGCACCTGGAAGTTTGGGTCGAGCGGCAGATGCGTGAAGCGCCCCTGCGACCGCGCTTCGCGTAGCTGCTTGGCGTAATAAGCGCCTTCGACCGCCTTGACGTAATCGCCGCCCCAAACGTGGTCCGCCTTGTCGGGGTCGACCTCGTAATCGTGCTCCATCTGCTCGCGCAGCACCTGCGGAAACCACCGATTGTCCCGATGATTGACGCCGCGCACGATCGACCGCGGCGGCGGACCTTTCGGACCGCGGAACATCCTGTCGACCGGGTCGTGATCATACTCCGGGTTCCACGTCCAGATCAGCGCGCTGTCCTCTTTGCGCACGGTAGGAATGAGAAGGTCGATCGAACGTTGCGACACGCGCGCGGCCTCTTCGATCCACACGCGGTCTACGCCCTCCATCGATTTCAGTCCGTCCGGATTGCGCCACAGGCCCTTGAAGATGAACAGC